ACTGCCTCCCTAGCATCATAGACAGCTTTATCAGCAAGCTTTTTATTCTCCGGGGTAGGATCAGCCTGCCATTTTTCAACAGCAGTTATCGCTGCATCCTGCAATTCAGTTATCGACGGAAGTTCTTCTTTTTTATCTTCTTTCTTTTCTTCTTTTTTCTCTTCGGGTTTTTCTTCCTTCTCTTCTTTTTCTTCTTTCTTATCTTCTTTTTCTTCTACTTTTTTTTCTTCTTGTCCGTCGGGATAAATCTTTTCCTCAGTAGACTCTTCTTTTTCTTCTACTTTTTCTTCTACTTTTTTTTCTTCAGATTCTTCGGTTGAAGCCTGCGAATCTTTTTTTTCTTCACCTGGCATATTAAACTCCTTCGTTTTGTAAAAATTTCCAGTTTTCTTGTTCAGCTTCTTGATACCTTTCTATCGATGCTTCTAAACAATCACTTTTTATAATTCTTCCAATATTCCTTTCTCCAAGACTATGAAAAGTTATTGATCCTGAATTATTGAAATCATCCATATCATAATGACAAAGTTCGTTAATGCACCGATAAATAAATCTTCTTCCTTCGACAGTGGCCATTATAGTAGCTATATCATTTAATTCTCTTTGTCTTCGTGATTCTTCTTTATCAGCAGCACGATTCACTTGTTTCTCTGAAGACGTGTTTTTTACTAAAGCATTTCTTCGTTTATCAAATTCTGCCATTATTTATTCGCCTCAACTAACCTTTTCATAACACTATCTTTTTCTAAATCAGCATTCGATAATTTTTGAGCAGTATCCGCGCCTTGATTAATAAGTTCTAAAGCTTCAGCCGCTTGCTGTTTCGCTGCTCGATTCTCTCTAATAAACCTTACGTCTTCATCTGTAATAATAACTCCAGAGTCAATACCCATCCGATCCCCATAAATATCAATTATTTGATCTAAATTAATTTTATCAAGAAGAGTAGGATTGTCTGTCTCTTTAGCTAAATTAACCGCAAATGTTATAAATCTTTCGAGACTAGCTATACCGGCCAACTTTTGAGCCTGGGCCATAATACTTATATATTCAACTTTTAAATTAATTCCCTGTAATTCTTCAGGAGGAGGAGGAAACATTCCCTGTTCAAAAGCAAAATTAAATGTATTCTCAACTAGAGGATCAAGTAATCCTTGATTTACATTTTCAAGCACGGGACCTAAACCTAGAAGTTTCTCTTCATGTCTCTCGTCAACTTCCCTAGCCGTTATTTCTCTGCGATCAGATTGAGCTAACATCAAAAACAAATTTTCAAAAAATGCTTTTTGAATTCTTGACTGATGATCTTGAATATCAATAAGAATTTCTCCTATCCTAGGGTCAACTTCATGGACAGGCTTGAACCCTTGCTGCCCTTCTCTAGCGTCTAAATAAGTAATATCTCCCGGTAAAATTGACGGTTTCCCATTCCTTAATGATGACGGTCCCGAAGTCGGAGGGTTTACCATCTTCTCAATCGCCTGGGCTTTACGTTTCTGCATTGTCTGAAGGGCCTTAACATCACCCAACGCAATCATCCCCGGACAAGATGTCGCATATGAATCTTCTCCGGTCGTTTCCCATCTTGGCGCAAGAACAGGAAAATGATTATATCCTTTCTCATTCAAAACTTTATCTAAATCTAATTCAGAGTAATAAGAACTATTCGCTGCTCCCGATGATCCCTTCTCCCAATAAATGCTGGAATACTTTTTAAATTTCGATTCCAACTTATCTGAATCATAATTATCGTTAGGTTTTATTACATGACAAACATAAATCCAAGTTTCTCGTTGCTCACCTTCCCATAAATTTCTTACATGACCGCTAATATTCGACCAATCCGGGTTTCCATCATCTCCTACTTTTCCGAATTTCTCAACAACTTGTCTGACTGTCATAGATAATTCTCTAATAAAAACTCGGACACGAAGTTTACTGTCATTCGCGATCCAATAACTGCCTAACGGAACTGAATAAAATCTAACAACCTCTTCAAAATCTTCTTCCATAAACACGCACCCTATTCCAAAAACACCAAGATCGCCATATGTAATTGGAAGAATATTATAAAGATTTGATTTTAAAAATATTGTGAGTAGTTTTTTTGTAACAACATCAAGCCAAGATTTAACTGCCCCAGGCTCAATCGAATCGTCCTCCGGAGAAGTAAGCCTAAACCACGGTCGAGCGGGAGAAGTAATCCCGGCCATCATTCCTGATCGTAAAGTTCTAGCCGCTAATGTCCCCGTTGAATCAATTATCTTTTGATTACGGCCTCCACCTTTATTCATATCTGATAAGGTAAGCCTGATCCGCCGAGGAAGAAAAAGGTCCCCTAAATCGCGCCAATGTGGTATAAAAGATGACCTCTCATTATCTAATTCAGTACGCAGGATATTGTTTTCTTTTATTTTTCCTTCTCTTTTACCCATAGATTATGATCCTATTAAAGTTTTTTTATCGCTAGTTTCTCCCTGGCCAGCAACCCCTAGTGGAGATGTTAAAATTGTGCTACTTCGCCCACGGGACGCTAACGCTTTTTTTCGCTGCCGTTCTTTCGCTGCAGCACTAACCGATGCTTTCGTCTTCGATGCTTCCGCTTCCGACAACGCAACCCCTTCATCAATTCTCTGCTGTTCTTCAAGCGCAGCAATCTGTTTCCCAGTCTCTGCGCGAGCGATACCAACCTGCTCGGCCGCTCCTCTTTGCGCTGAAGCAGCCCTTCGCTGTGAATTAGACATTACAGCTCCTGCCCCGGCTACCGTTGCCGCTGTAATTGCAGCACCCGCAACAACCGAAGCCGTCGTTGCAGCTAACGTCGTTGTTCCAGCGACTGTTGCGCCAACTCCCACCGATGTACCCACCGATCCTAACGCTGCACCTATAGCTGGAATTATTTGTGGCATTATTTATCCCCTCTTATAACAACAACACTTTTCATATTCGGCTTAATCCATGAAATCGTTTTCGGGTTCTTAACTTTAAAAACATCTTTTATTCCTTTTAATATCAAACCCATCCGATCAGCCCTGATAGCAAAAACGTGCATATTCTCGCCATTCTCATCACTAACTTTTTCAAACATACCCGGATTCGTTAAGTCAATCTTTTTCTTAACAATATTTTCTAACGTCAAATCCGTGACCATCATATAAATCGCAACCCCAACAAGCGTATTCCCTTCCCTCATATATACAACACGATGCAAATTCTTATCAATGAACTGGATAACTTTCCCAATCGTTCCATATTTTCGTATCAGCTCAAATCCGGTATAAACATATTCTGCTATCTCGACAACGAGTAACACCCGTTCCCATTCTTCTGTACTTATTTTATTATTATCCAGTTTCATAAATTATACAATACTAATTTAATATTTCTTTCATTATCCCCTAGTGTTATCATACGGATCAAACTCGTGTTTCGTTTTATTCTGGCCACCTGAAATTTCTTTTAACCGCATTAATAATATCTCTTCTTTCGGAATATCGGGAACCGCAAATGTCAAACAATTAGCTACAAGAATTCCATTAGCATAATAAACATTATCTTTCTCTACTGTTAAGTTATACGTTTCTTCCGAAACGATCTCCGTTTGAACACTTTCTGGAACAATATCTCTGAATCCTATATTTATTGATAAGAAATTTCTTGCCGCACACAATACATTGACACTCTTTTGTTTTATATTTTCTATATGAAAAATTTCGTTGACATTTTCTTGAGCAAAACCTTGTTCTATCTTTGAAAAAAGTTGTGATTTGTTTTCCGCAATGTTCACATTTATTACCTTTTTCTCTTTCTCGACTTTTCCAAATCTTTTTTCCATGTTCACTATGCCATATTCTTCCTTCTTCACTACCATGCCACTCGCTTGCTTTTTCTCTTGCTTTGTCCAAATTCCTAATTTGTTTAATTCTGTACTTTCCGTCGTACCATAATTTCTTTGAATGGAGAGATTGATGCTTTCCAATTTTAATACATTCAAGATTTTCAATGGCATTGTTAGTCCAATCACTGTCTTTATGATGTACTGCATAACCCTTTGGTATGCTTCCAAACTTTTCTGAATAAATCCTTCTGTGTAAAAGTCTCTCCTTGTCTTTTTTCCTCCCCGACTGGTAATATTTACCATTTGTTTGAAGCCAATACTTTTGTCCCGCATAAATAATCCATTGTGGATTGCCCATAAAAACCTCCTTAGTTTATTATCTGATTCTATTGTATCAGTTAACACTAAAGAGTCAAGACTCTTCCATCCCTCATTCCAGGTAAAAATCTTATGTTCGGGTTTTCCTTTGAGTTCGCTTCCATTAGAAAATTTAACAGTTGTAATTCTTTTAGCTTCTGACTTCCAGAGTTTTAATACTTTTCTATTCCCAAAAGGAGTAATAACAATATCATCAACAGATATATTTTTTATTTCCTTTTTTCCGTCTACTGTTAAAATTAATGTATTTTTTACAAAACATAAGCTGTCCGCTAAATCAGGAGACCATCCCATCCGATCTTTTATCTGCCGTTTATCCTCTAACTGGAATTTCCCGTTATTAAACATATACGTCGGAGTCGTCAACTCAGTAACTAACTCCGGGATATTCGGCAACGATCCGCCTTTTTTAATCCATTCCGCCATCATAAACCACATATACGCACGGTTATTTTTATACCTTGCGTCTACCGCCGGCAAGTGAAACGCTACCGCCAGTGGCGCGTGTCCAGCCGCGCGCATAACGTCTATCGCTCCATGCGCCCATCCAACAGTGTCATCAAATATCTCTAATTCACTTCCCCACCGTACCTTCCCCATTATCGCCCGGTTTGCGATATCAACCGATACCGGCGAATCCCTCCGATGTCGCATCGTTACCGGAGTAAACGACTGTAACCCTTGGCGTGGGAACATACACGTTCTATCATTTCCGAACCGCGCAACGTCTATCCCTAACCTTTTCTGTGACCAATCGTAAACATCAACGCGGTACTTCCGTCTCATCGCTTCTCTGACTTCTTCCGGGCCAAGTAATGTATTTATCGACGACGGCGGGAACTTCCCAAATACATTAACTAACACCCACGGATTATCCCGTCCATACTTCTCAATCTGATCTTTCGCCCATTTAATATCTATCCTCGGCGACCGGTTCGGATCATCAGGATCACCCGTTATCTCCGTAACATGCCATAAGTGTGCTTCACTCGTACACGCTCGATATAACGGCCCTTCCGTATGCGTCGGGTTTCCTCCCATCAATATCTTCGTTTCAATACCCGTAGCTAACCCCGCTTCAGCCGCCGCCATTACCGCATCAGGGAACCCGCCAACTTCATCTAATATAAACAGCATATAATCCGAATGTAACCCCGCCAACGTATCCGCCTGCTGCGTCGTATCCGCCGTCTTCGACCACGTTCTCGCACTCATAAACCACGTTTCCGGCGATTCCCGGCACACTATCCTCGTCTTCGTCCACTGGAACATCTGCTTCAAAAACTGGCTCCGGTTTATCCATTTCGCCAGCTCCGGCCATAAACAATCACTTAAGTTATCCGACGTTATCGACGTCGCAGCTATCTTCGGGTGCGGACGCGTCGCTAGAAAATTTAACGCACACCATGACTCGACCGTCGTCTTCCCCGGACCTTTACACGCTTTCATCGCTAACCGGTTCTTCGTAGGAAACGCTTCTAAAACCCCGGCCTGCCACCGGTCCGGCTCCGCCCCAAGGCACTCCCTCACAAACAGGATCGGACTCTCTCGCCATCGCCGAATCTTATCCGTCGCTACACTCATTCATTTTCCTTATATATCATCATCAGTTTCTACCACCTCAGACTCTTTCTTATCTACTGCCTTCTCTGCCTTCTCAGGTGCCATGCTCCCAACAACTAAATCTTCAAGCGTTACCCTCCCACTCACATCTATCTTATCCGTAAACATCTTCAGATTCTTCCCTAACATCTCTAGCCCCTTTAACTTATCAACCATCTTTATCTTTCGGACACGGCCACTCACCTCATTCCCATCCTTATCTTCCTTCGATTCCTCTATCTCTATCCCCCCTATCGCCGCTGCCGTCGTATCATCTAACTCGCTTACTTTCTTCAAACTCCCATCATCATTACATAACTTCCTCACATCCGTAAACCCTACCTTCTGTAACTCTAACAACACCCGCTGCGCTACCCACTCCCCCCTCCCTACCAACATCTCCTCATACTTCTTATGCTTAACCTCATCCCCATATATCCAATTTATCGCATCGCTATACCTCACACTTTCCCCCTCGCAATACGTTATTAAACTCCCACCATTCAAAACATACTCGCATACTTTATCGAAATTTAATTCTTCCATTCCTCACCTTCCTTCACCTTTACATTTTTTTTTCTCCAAAATTTTTTTCCAACTTATGCCCCATTTTATTACTTATTCTACTCAATGTCAACGTATTAAGCCCTTTTATCAGTTTTTACCGAAATCTTGGGGGAGGGAAAGGGAAGGAAGAAATAATATATGCGCGGGGGTCGAAGCTGTGGGGGAATTGGAAAAAAGGATTGTTTTTTTATCGGCTAGAACTCGTCGAGGTCAGCGATGGGGAGTCTTGGGGGGATTGATGCAACGGTGATCTTGAGTCCTGCGAATGTCTTAGTCTTTGTGAACTGGACACCGTGCTTCTGCTTCGCAACATACAACGAGCGGATAGCCTTATCTCTCAGGTCATTGGGAATAAGCCTAGAATAGCCTACAGCGCGCTTATGCCACCTCCAATTAATAGTTTCACTGCGTTTGTCACGAAATAAGCACATGGGGCAACGTGGAAGATATGGGGCCCGGTAGAATTGCAGGTGTCCACACTTGGCACATTCAAATATAAATCTGTTATCTTTAGTCTTGCCTATTCTTATCATGTTTAAGACTCATCATATTGTTTTGTTGATTGATCTCTGCGAATACGTCTTTATAATATTCATTTCTTATTTCTTTTCTTGCTTCCTCTCCATATTTCAATAAGAAGGACTCTTCAATTAATCTTTTCATAATAAGACTTGATCCTATCTTACAATATCCATAAGATTCATGGTTACTTCTGATATGTTCTATTATATCTTCTTTAATTTTATCAAAGTATAATCCAATTATTCCTGTTGGTGAAAAACTAATTGTTTTTTTTGCCATGTTAATCCTCCTTTATTTTTAATCCTGTAAATATTCTTAACTGTTGCCCGTCGAGATAACGTCTATTTATGCCAAATCCTCGTCGGCGCATATAATCAGCAATCATTTTTTGACTTGCCCGGCCACCCATAGCCTGAAAATACTTTTTAAAGTGCCTGACAGCAACAACGCCATCTTCGCAAATAACAAATCTCTGATTAATAAATACTTTAATTCTCTCATCAGAACCAGTATATTTAATCCGGACCTTCGATCGTGTGGTCCCCGACACAACACCGATAATATCCGCAACACGCCGATCAACCGCGGATATAATGCGTTTCTCCATCGCATCCAAATATTGCTTTGTATCTTCCTGCATAAAACACCCCCTTTTTTATTCTATTTTATCATATAAAACCAATCCAGTCAAGTAATAACTGCAAGAACGAACGCTTCCAAAAAGATTAAATCTTAATTTAGCTAAGTTGTTGAAATCATTTAACTTATATGAGTAGAGTCGTTAACAAGAATAAACGAGGTAGGCGGTTTTGCGCTGTAACTCGTTTAGTTTGTAGGAGACAAAACGATTTAAGGCGTAAAGGCGTAATCTTTTGGGTTTTCCAGGTATTTTTTTTCGTATCATCACCACTTATTATATAAACAAAACATACCATATAAACATTATTACTTCTTTTTTTAACATAAAGTATTGGTATCTATAGACAAGATAAAGAACGAACATAAGAATAAAGCAAGAATAACACAATTATTACTTGATTATTACTCACTGAAAAAGCTATTAAGAACAACCAGGCCAGTCTATTTACGACCAGCTCCTACCCGTTCCCTGCAGGATTATAAAACGCAATAAGCGCAGCTAACGTCGGGAGCTACTTAACTGCGCTTAAAGCGTCGTCGGATGTAAATATTTAGTTCAACGAAACAGGAGTTTTTAGGGTTTTTCAGGTTTTTTTAAAATATTTCTCTCGTCGAGCGGGGTTTTTGGTTCACCGTCGGGATAGCGTCGAGCCTTGACAGGTTTTGTGGGGCATGGTACGCTTAGAGCGTAGGTTAACCCGGAAAAATGGAGGTGGAGCGATGAAAGAATTGAACGGTTTTATCAACGCAGTAGTTAGAAAGATTCAGAAATTGATAGTATATTGTATCATAGGTTTAGTTTTTGTTGGTGGCAGTGATTATAGCTTCAGCTTAACGAAGTTAAAACGTAATGCGTTTAGCACTATGAACTTGATTAAGACTATCGCGGTTGTTAAACAGATTAAAGGTATTATTAGATAAAAAAACGGTAAAGCCCCGACCGCTGACAGGGGCAAGAGGAGGCAAGGGAAATGGAAAAGATCATAAACATCAAAAAGAATTGCATGGGGACGTTAGACCTTGAAGCAAAGTTTAACGGTATGAGAAAATCGCAGTCTTTTATTGTTTACCCAATGCATGAAGGGCAAGAAACGGACAAG